GCAGTCGGAGCAGCCCGGACCGTGAGCCGTCGTGCCCTCGATCGAGAAGGGGCGCGCGGCGGCCGTGCCGTCGGGGAAGACCGTGTCGAGATGGGCGTTGAAGATGACGTCGCATTCGGTCGAGCCCGGCTTGTTGCGGCAGATGAGGCCGCAGCCCGCCGTCGGGCCCAGGTCGACGAGCTCGGCCTCCCAGCCGATCGATTCGAAGTGACGCTTCATCACCTCGGCTGCGGACGTGACGCCCGCACAGTTGGTCGTGCCGCAGTCGCGGTTGACGAGTTCGGCGAGGTCGCGCACGTATTCTTCAAGCATGCTCATGGATAATCCTTGTTTTCAATCCGGACTTTGGGCCCGGGCGGTTGAGTCGAATTCCAAAAGGATACCAAGTGATCCGCAGCGCCGCATCGGGATTTCCGAGAACTGGGACGGGGACGGGCCCGCAGGCGGCTGCCTGACGGGCCCTGAGAACCTTGCGAAGGCGGTCTGGCCGTCAATCAAGCCACTTTGCCTCGATGGACTTGAGTTCGCCGCGGCGATCCAGAAGGTCCCAGAGATAGTTCATCACGCGCGTGTAGTGGGTATTGTGTAGCGGGACTGAGACGGACTACAAGGGACAAAAGGCTTGAAAGACACGCACTTTCGATCTCCCATGTGTACCTTATAGGGACAACGCACCCCTTCAGGGCACATCCAAGTGTATGAGCGCAGTATGAAGCCAACTTCTAAAAATCTCCTTCTTCTCCCCATCGGCATGCACCGCTATGAGCGCGGTCTTTATGTGCGCGTGACGGCCACGTCCCGCTCGTGGGTTTTCAAATACCAGCTCAACGGCCGCCGCCGCGAGATGGGCTTCGGCCCTGTCGAGGGGCAGGCTGTCTCGTCCATACTCGGCAAGGCGAGCGCCGCCCGCTTCCAGATTGACCGAGGCATCGACCCGCTTGCAGAAAAGGAAGCGAGGAGGGCGGAGGCAGTGGCGGAGGCCAAGCGTGCCAAGATGGTGACCTTCGCGGAGTTCGCACCGAAAGCCGTGGAACGCATTTTCAAGATCAGGAAATTCAGGGGCGACAATACGGAGTGTTCGTGGTTGAAAACGCTCGACCGCCTTGTCAAGTTGCTTGGAAAGCATAAGCTCGACGAGATCTCTACGCGCACGGTTGTCGAGGCGCTTGAGCCCGCGTGGGAGAACAGTGCCAGTGCCTCAGAGGAGCTTCAGGGAAGACTCTCCAACATCCTTGACGTCGCGGTGACGGAAGGCTACATAGAGCTCAACCCCGCCGCGTGGGCCCGCCTCAAGATGTGGTTGCCGTCGCCGTCGACGCTTCGCCGTGCGAAGCCTGCCAAGCACCACGCCGCGCTTTCCGCGGAGGACCTAAGTAGCCTTGCGCAAAGGCTCTGGGCGGATGGGTCCAAGAACTCGCTCGCCATCCTCTTCGGAATCCTTACGGTTGGGCGCAGGCAGGAGTACTTGGAGGCGAAGTGGTCGGAGATCGACACTGAGGAGCTGACGCTCTCCGTTCCTCCGGAGCGGCGCAAGGACGGGAAGCTCGTCCCCCACGTGGTGCCGCTGTCGCGTCAGGCGCAGCGCCTGCTCGAGCGCCTGGACACATCGAGCGAGCATCTCTTCCCCGGAAGGGGGTGTGCGCACATATCGCCCACGAGTCTGTCGAACGTGGCGGCCTCGCTCTCTACGGAAGACAAGCCGTTCACGCTCCACGGCATCCGCTCCACTTTCTCCGACTGGTGCGCCCGCAACGAGAAGAACTTCGTGGTGTCGGAGAAGTGCCTGATGCACGCCGTGGGCAATGCCGTTTTCCGCGCCTACCAGCGTGACGACTTGCTGGAGCAGAGGCGCAAGCTCCTGCAGGAATGGGCGGACTTCCTTCTCCCGAACGTATAAAAGAAAAGCCCCGCGAGGCGTGAAGCCAGCGGGGCAATTTCTTGCTCGTAAACGAAGGAGGTAACCGCACGGAGTGAGCATCCACTGGCTTGAAGATGTGACGCCTACATCCCAGTGCAGCTCTCCGGGTAACCGGAGATCTAGGCTTGTGCGGTGTTGTTTCCTGTCTAGGAAAGCGAAGGTCAAAAAGGCAAATTTTTGAAAACCCCTCCGCTCCCTAGAGCCAGAATGGTAGCACAAAAGAGAAAGCCCCGCGAGCTGTACGGACTCGCGAGGCATTTCCCCATTGTTGACCACTTCTCTAAGGAGGAGATAACGCTATTTTACCAACTGAACTAGGGCGTCATGTACAGCGGCGTTTCGCTGAAGTAGCTCTCCGCCTTCGGCAAGAAGTTCCGAACTTTCTCTGAGAAGGCCCTCGCACCGGGCGACTGCGGCTCGCTCATCTCGGCAGGCAGAGGCGCTGGCCTTTCGCACTCGATTTTCTGCGGAGCGCTGCACCCTGCGCAGGTCAGCGTCGAGACGGTCAGCATCACGGCGAAGAGAAGCGATTTGGTTTTGTGCTTCAACGAGTTTTGCATAGTCTTTTCTCCCTTGGTTCGCTCGTGCCACGGCGGCCTCAAGCTCCGACGTCTGCACCCGCGCCTCCCACTTGGCAGTGGAGTGGGCGTAGCCGACGACGAAGCTGATGACACAAGCTCCGATAACAACGAACGGCTTGCTCATTCTTCTCTCAGGAAAAGCTCCGCCTCGGCCTTGCGGCGGCGGGTCAGTCCCGGAAGCACCTTGCCGTTGGCCTTGGTGACGTCGAGGAACTGACGGGCGGCCTCATCGAAGTCCTCGGCATTGAGCGCACGAAGGAGCTTCGGGCACTTGTGGACGACGCCGTCCACGCCGATGTTGTACGCGAGCGAGAGGAGCGCCACGAACTGGTTGGCCGTCACCTTCACGTTGACCCAGCGGGCGAGGCCTGCGCAGTAGCGCTTGAGGTCTTCCACGAGCAGGTCGTAGGCCTCGTGGTACGTGATCGTGTCGCCTTCGTGGACGTCCGTTCCGGTGTGGCCGAAGCCGATGGTGAGGACGCCCGCAGGGCAACGATAGGCGCGCTCACGGAAGCCCTCCCACTGTTCGATGAAGTCGGCGGCAAGCTCGACAGGGTAGGCCGTGAAGTTTTTATATTCCATCGTTGGACTCCTTCTTTTTGCTGAGGCCGCGGCTCTCAAGCGCCGCGTCCGCTTTTTCCTCTAGGCGCTCGTTCAAGGTGTGGATGACGCGGCGGAGCACAGGAGGGACAACCCCGCCGAAGCCGCCGTACTCTAGGTTCTTGATCAGGGAGCCGAACTCGCCAGCCGCATAGGCGCAGATCGTGATCGACTCGAAGATTTGAAAATGGATGAGAGGCTCGAACAGCATGTCCAAACCGTGGGATAAAGCCACGATGAGGAACATCAGGGCCTTCTTCAAGATGCCCATGTAGTTCTTGTGGCTAGACCATTCGTGGCGATAGCTGGCGACTGCGGAGCCGAGGAAGAAGTCGGCCACGCAGAAGATGACGAGCCAAGTGAGAAGCGGGCCGACGTCGCCGAAAGCAAAAGATGCGAGGCTTCCGACGACGCCACCGATGTACGCGAAGGCGCGTTCTGCGCCTTGCGGGAAGAGAGACTGAAGTGTGTTGAGCATTGCGCACTCTAGGTTGGCGGCAGGATCTCCTGCCGGGGTGCGCTCATTGCAGGTAATTTTAACGCACTGCGAAGCCGCGTCTTGCGATGGTCTCTCGACGGGCCACATAATCCGTCACGTCCTTTTCACGCCAGCGGCTGGTGCCGAGCACGTGAATGGGAGGAGGGAACTTTCCCGCCGCCACCCAGCGGGTTACGGTCTTGGTCGACACGCCGAAAGCCTCGGCAATCTGCGCTCGCGTCACAAGTTTTTCAAGATTGAGTGCCATGATCAGCCTCCGTTTTTCTTTTCCAAAAGAATGTCCATGACATTCCGTTTCGTTGCGATGCGCTCAAGGACTGCCTCATCGAGCGTGTCCTTGGCGACGATGGTATAGACAAACACAGACCTTGGGTGCCCTGACTGCGCTTGTCGTGTCGGCCCGATTCGCTCCACCATCTGGTCGTGCTCTTCGAGATTCCAGTTGGTCGAGTAGAAGACGAGGATGTTGCCCCCGTCCTGCAGGCTCAGGCCGTGTCCGCATGAGGCGGGGTGCGCGAGGAGCATCGGGATCTTTCCCGCGTTCCATTCGCGGATTGTCTTCGGGTTCTTGTCGAGGACGCGGGCTTCCTTGAAGGCGGCTCGCAGAACCTCAAGCTCGTGGCGGAAGTTGTACGCGACGAGAATCGGCATGCCCGCTGCTTCCTCCACGATGGAGCGGAGCGCCTCCACCTTCTCGCTATGAAGAACGAGGTAGGGCTTGGCGTCCTTCGCTTCGGGGAGCATGCCGTCGGCGTTCTCGTAGTAGAGATTGCCGCTGGCGATTTGCAGACATGCGCTCGTCTTTGTTGCCGCGTTCGCCGTCTCCACCTCCTGCCCGTCGATCTCGGCGTAGAGCTTGCGCTCCATGTCGTCGTAGATCTTGCGGGCTTCGGCGGGGAGCGTGACGGAGATCGTGGAGTAGATCGGCTCTTCGAGGTCGAACCAATCCTCCGCATTGATCTTCAGCGTCACGTCGTTCAGCGCTTCCTGAATCCTCGCTTCGCTCCCGGGCAGGATCTCCCACCTGACTGCGAAGGCCGATGCGCCGACGCGGACGGGGCGGAAGTACTCCTGCTGGTAAGCGGTCATCGACTTGCCGAGGCGCTTGCCTGCGTCCACGAACCACAGCTGGCCCCACAGGTCGAGGTAGCCGTTGGGCGCGGGCGTACCCGTGAGTTCGATAAAGCGGTCGACGTGCTTGAAAGCGACGGTCGCAAGGGCCTTCGCTCTCGTGCCGCCCTGCCTTGTGCGGAAGGACTTGAGCCTTGTTGCCTCGTCCGCCACGACGATCTTGTAGGGCCACTTGTCGCCCCAGAAGTCCACGAGCCAATTGAGCAGGCCGTAGCTTATGGCGTAGACGTCCGCCTTCTGACGGGCGAGGGCTTCGCGCTTGCGCTTCTCTCCGCACAGGCACACGGCCTTCATGCCTCGCAGGTGATCCCACTTCTCCACCTCATCGGGCCACGAGGACTGAGCGACGCGCACCGGCGCGATGACGAGGGCAGGCCCCTCTCCCATCGTCTGCGCGATCCTGATCGCCGTGAGCGTGGACACGGTCTTCCCCATGCCCATGCCTGCCCATATTGCTATGCGCTTGCGGCTCAGGATCGCATCGATGATGAGCGCCTGATAAGGGCGCGGAGTGAACTTCCTCATCAGTCCCTCTTGAAGTAAAGCCAGACGGCAACACAGGTCGAGGCCCACATCACCGCATCCCACGGGAACGGAAGGAAGAGCGCAGGCAGCAACGCAACGACGGGGAGCATCAGTTTCCAGTTATCAGGGTTCACCATTGCGGGCCCTCCCTAAGAGCAAAGAGACGGTTGGTGTCGGTGCGCTCACGCAGGTCAAGGAGGATTCCTTCGACGGCATCCGTGGAGTCGCAGACGTAGACGGGGATGCCGCCGTTGCGCAGCACCTCGATCTCCCGAACCTGTTCGCGGCGGGGCTTCTGCCCCGGGGCCTTCACTTCGATCATGGCGAAGCAGTCGAAGCCGACGATCAGACGGTCGGGCGCACCACGCCTGCCTTCATAGGCGAGCTTGCGCTGGTAGAGTCCGAGCTCCTTGCATCGGCGGACAAGGAAGGCAACGATTTTTCCTTCAGGTGTCACTTACTTCTCCTTTTTGCCGCCTGCGGCGAGATAAAAGTCCCTGCCGATCTGCCAGATGACTGGCTCGATTCGACTGTCAAGAATCGTTTCGGCGTCCTCTGGGGTGGCGCCTTTCATTACCGGGTTGAGAGCGCGGTAGAAGCACGACATCAGCGAAGCGACGCCTGCATCAAGGAAGCGCATAGCCCAGTGGGACTTCCCCGCGAGGGCAAGGTAGATCGCGAAGGTCTCCCCGACGGTAAAGGCGGGAGCACACAAGTCGGTGCGGTTGCGGATCGAATATTCGAGCGCTTTTCCGAGGGTTGAAATTGCCGAAGCCAAGAAGGCAGGCTGGCCGCGTTCCTCAAAGCGGCCGTCGCTCCATTGCTTGGCCGAACAGCGTTGCTTGGATAGAACCGTCAGCAGCCCCTTGGCGTCGTAAACAGACATCGTGTACCCGCACGCGTGGAGCGCAAGGACGGGCCACCATTCTTCGGGCTTAAATTTGGTTGTCATTCTTCTTTCTCCTTCTCTTATGGGCAGGGCCTCCGCAGTCGGCAGACTCCCCTCGCGAGAACTCCGTGCAGGGGACTCGAACATCCGTTCGGCCACAGGCACAGTCGCAAAGGAAGGCTGTCGTGGTCTGGCCGTCAGCTCTGTTCACGTCGAAACCATCGACGTTCTTCACGATCAGCGAACCGATGTGCCGACCGATGTAAGTGTCCGCAGTCTCGATTTGTCTCGCTCGGTTCTTGTACGCGAGTGAGTTGCGGTAGAACGGGTTGAGCTTTTTCAGCCGCTCCCGTTCCAGCTGCGCCGCATCGAACCAATGGGCGAATGCGTTCATTCGTCTTCTTCTCCCATGTATCGACGCGCAGCTATCTGATCTGGATGCCAGTAGTCGTCCGGCAACGGTTCGCACGGCTTCGGCAACGGCATCCAGGCGATCACGTCGTCGTACTTTCGACCCGATCTCGTGTCCATCCAACGGCCGCTCTCTTCGATGTAGTAAGCCCTGTCCGTAAATGGTTGAGCGAACATCTGGTTAACCTTGGCATTAGGAGTCATTTTCTCAGCACCGTGTCTGGTGATGAGATACAGCCCCCTGCAAGGCGGCTTGTGCTTGGGAAAGCGCAACCACTTCGCTCGAAATTCATAGACCATGGCTTACTTCCCCGTGGAGCCGTAGCCGCCGGTGCCGCGGGCAGTTTCGGAAA